GGATAGCATGATTCGCGATGCGATGACTGCGAAAACCATACCGACCGAGGACGTTTGGAATGAGCTCCGCGCTGCGAGGGCTCATTGCGGGACAGCTTTGACTGCTGGGTTACCTGTGCTACAAGAGTATTATGATATGCTTGGCAGGGGGACCACCGGTTTCAAGGAGTGCCGCGTTGATCACCATTCTGGCATGGTGAGATTGGCTGGTGGACTGGAAGCCAAACGGAGACCGGTAACGACTGCGGCGCGTGTGTCGTTTTTCAAGGCCTTCGGAATCAACCCGGAACGTCAAATGGCTCTTGAGAGTTTCTATAGGGGGCTGAACCCTAGTTACTCCCGCCGTTGCGAAAGATCATTCCTAGACACTTTCGACGAAACAAACCTGACTAATTTGGAGAACCCTTTCTCACAGTTATAATATGGCGAATAAAAATAAAAATAAAAATAAAAACGTGAAAAATAATAATAAAAGAGCCTCCGGAGGCGGGGGTAACAAAAAGAGAAACCGGCGCCGCGCTGCGGCGCTTGGCAACAACGGGGTTGGGCAAATCGGGGGTTATGCCCTGATGGTAGCCAACCCGTGCAGCGCTCAGCTCCAACCGGGGCTGTTCGGCTCTGAGGAGGGATTCCTCGGACGCTTTAAAACCAGTTACCCGTTACCCAGCGCTGCTGGAGCGACGTGCGGCTACGTTCTTTGGGCTCCGAATTACCACAATGGAGGAGTGAGTGGTGGGGTTGCAGGTGGCACGGGAAATGTGTTCATTTTCCAGTCCAACTCCCCCGGCAACGCTCCAACCAACACCACTGCTGTTAATTCGGCTTATGGTGCTGGTTTAACCACAGCGACTGTGACAGCGTCGACCATTCCGGACCCATCATATGGGTTCGTCAATGGGCTTACCTGTCGAGATGCGCGTACTATTAGCGCGTGCATCCGAATGGACTACTTGGGTGCGATTAGTTCAGTCAGCGGTCAAGTGGCTATGGTGGAAAATTTGCCGTTGACAGACCTGTTGCAAGGACTGCCAACCGTGAATAATCTGTTTGATTATTCCACAAAGAGTCACCGTGTTTCTTTGGACACATCTGAAATTGTATTTCGTTCGACCCAACTAGGGTTGGACCGGTTCCTGGATCCTTCGGACCAGGCACTAGTAGTTGGCGCAACTGGGGCGATCTCAACGGTTGCTCCAGATGCAGAGAGGTATGAACCTGTTGTCTTCGGGTTCGCCTTCCGCGGTGTAACAGCCGGCGAGCTAGCTAAAGTCAATTTCGAGTTTGTCAAGAACATGGAGTGGCGCCCGCAAACGGGACAGGGCATATCTGCCACCACATCAATGTCAACCGGGGTGAACATGCACAGTACTGCTATCGCGGTACTTGATCACCATGTGCCAGGTTGGACCACCCCCACCTACAACAAGGTGTCGTCTGCTGTAACTAGCATGGCGAAGGCCGTATGGTCTGGGATTGGGCCACAGGTCACAAAGAAGGCCATTGGC